CAGTGCCTTTTGGATTTCTAGTACTACCTCTTCTTCTTTCGCTTGGCTTTGCTGGAGTTCTTGGGTCATCTGCTTTACTTACAGGTACACAATTAGGCATACGTCTACCTCCTACGTTCTTAAATCCTACCATCTCATAACCTGACCAGCATGGTTCTGCCTTGACTTTTTCTTGTAAACTTTTACTCCAGCTCTGACCTGCATTACCACCCATCATCTTCCACATTATAAGGCCCTTACTTGGTCTTTTTTTGTTTTTAAAGTTTTTACCTTTAGGGTCTACCTTTTCATGTCTTCTATAATACTTGTGAATCTTCATTGCCATACTATATGATACATATTTTTTATTTATCAAGTGTGCGTTTATTGCTTTTGTAACTTTACCGCCACCATATCCAAACTTCTTACGTAGTTCTCTACCTGCTAACGCTTCTTCTCTAACGCCATTTGGTATCTTGTATTTTTCTATTTTAGATATGATTTCATCAAGCGCATCAGATTTACTGTATCTTCTTGCTTGTATGGCCCTTTCCTGCCTTATAGCTCCTGCTTTGGTATCATGGCAGCCCAGAAGCTTTCGGTCCTTTTTAGCGTACAAACAAAACTTGCCGTTTTTACGCTCGATTATTTTCTCTACCATACCTTCTATCTCATCAAGTGTAACTTGTACACTTTTAGATTTGACCATTGCAACATCTGTGACTTTTGCCTCTGGGTTGGCAGGATTATCACCAACCCAAGATATGCTCCAAAGAGAAAGTTCGT